GGCATCGCACCATCAGACATGAATGGGCTGGGCGTCATCGGCATCGCGCCATCTGACAGGGCCCCACGTCGCGTGTGAGCCGTGCTTTCAGTTGCCGTGGCCTTGAATAATGTGTATGGCGTCGCTCAAAACAGAGTTAGACGGCCTGCTCTTGATTGTTTAAAGTCCAGGCCTGGGCCGCTTCATCCCAGTCATAGAGCTGCCCATCATCGGGGCAAGGGATAGGTGGCTGCCAGTTGCAAGTGGCAGTGTCCAACGTCCAACTCGGGAAAGGCTGCGGTGGGATGAAGGCGTCTAAGGTTGGATCGTAGGTGTAGCCGATGCCGGCGTAGCGCTTGCGAATGTTGCCGTTGTAGCTGGTCTGCAGCCAGCGAGTGTCAGCACCAAACAGTTGCTGACAGAACGCAATGCCGACTGCTTCAGACTCGTTGCCGGCGTCATCCAGGCAATCGGGGTTGCCAACAACAATCACGCGGATGACGTTGTTGCTTGAGTCGAGTTCTGCAAAATGTGCCATTGGTTTTAGAAAGTGATACTGCCGGAGCCCGTGAAATAGTAGACGCGATAGCCGCTGCGAGACGGTTCTGAATAGGTCCCGGTGATTGATGCCGGAGCTGCAAATGTATCGGGGTAGGCAATCACAACAATGCCTGACCCCCCGGAGCCACCTGGACCTCCACTGACAGACCCACCACCTCCGCCCCCTGTTTGAGGGGAGCCACTCTGCGCATTGCCTCCTGTCCCGCCATCGCCACCGCCGCCACTTCCGCCAGATCCTCCAACGCCGCCGAAGGCCGCGAAGCCCATGCCCCCGCCGCCGCCGGCGAAAGTATTGGAACTTCCTGTAATTGAAGACGAAGCCCCAGATCCACCGTTGCCGCCATTGTTGCCGTTATTGCTCGACCCACCACTTCCAGCGCCGCCTCCGCCGCCCGCTGCAATTCCGTTGCCAGATCCTCCGTTGTTACCTTCTCCGGCAGTGCCACTGCCGCCACCGCCACTTGCAGCGCCACCGCCTGATCCGCCACTGCCACCGTTGCCATTACCGCCACCAGTTGATGTGACTGAAGAAAAAACAGAACTGTTTCCTTGAGTACCGCTGCCTCCACCGCCGCCAATAGTAATTGTGTACGAGGTCCCGGCTGTGACAGAAAAAGATGACGAGGTTCGCATCCCACCAGCACCACCTCCTCCTCCTCCTCTGGTTGCAATAGCACCTTGATTGGCACCACCGCCGCCGCCAGCGAGAACCAAATACTCAACACTTGTTGGCGGGCTCGGCGCTGCTGCGCCATAGCTCAACAGCAAGGCTTGCGAACAAATAGACATCAGCTTAACCCCGAACCTGAGATCACAAACGTATTTGATGCAACGCACAGTACTGTCGCCAGTCCGTATTGCGCCAGTGTGCGGTTGCCTGTATTGGCAGTACCAGCCTGCCTGACAGTTGTTGATGATCCCTGTGTGATCGTTTGGCTGCTGCCGCTGTTGTTAAAAATTGAAACCACGTCACCAGTGCTAAATACGCCTGACGGAATGGTCACGCCGCCTGTTGTAATGCTGATGTGTTTGCCCGTGTCGGTTGCGATTAGTGTATAACCTGATGTCTTGCTGTTTTGCGGCAAAGTGCGCAAGCTGCCTGCGGAGTCGCTGATCACGCCAGCTGAAAAATTGCCTGATGCGTCTCTGGCGACAATGGCGTTTGCCGTGTTGCTACTGGTTGCTGTCGTGGCACTGTTGCTGACTTTGCCAGCCGTGCTGATCGTGTCCAGTTTGGTGTCGGCAATCAAGCCCGCCAGCATCGTGTTGGTGACAGATCCGGTGTCGCCGGTCGTGACCACCGAGCCGGTCACAGCCGGGAACGTAAGCGTGTTGGTGCCGGCCACCGCTGCCGGCTGAATCGTGATGGTGCCGCTGGTTGAACCTGGAAGCGCCACGCTGCTGATGCCCGTCAACGCTTGAGTGTCTGAACTGCGGTTCAGCGCGATCAACGTTGTGCCTAAGAAGAGGCTACTATTGCCCAACACGCCGCCCGGAATGGTGCCGCTCAAATTGCCAGCGGTGAGCGATGTCAGCGATGCGCCTGAGCCGCTGAAACCTGTCGCCGTGATGATGCCAGCGGTGAAATTGCCCAAAGCGTCGCGGGCGACGATTGCGTTGGCGGTGTTGGCGTCAGTTGCTGTCGTTGCCGAGTTGGCCACCTTGCCTGCGGTGCTGATCGTGGCGAGTTTGGTGTCAACGATTGCCGCAGCAGCGCCAATGTCTGCGTTGACGATGGATCCCGTCAGGCTGAGCTTGCTGTAAGCAATGGCGGCTGATGCATTGACATCCGCGTTGACGATAGTGCCATCAACAATTGCGGCGGCAGGCGCATACTCCAAGCTATTCCAAGCACTGCTACCATCCCCATATTTAACCTTTCTTGTGTCTGTTTCGTAGCCAGGCTCGCCCTGCGTCAGCACAGGATTAACTGATGCCCAGTTGGCAGCAGTGTCGCGACGAAGCTGAATCCGAACAGACATTAGGCTGCGCCTCCATCAAGCAAAGTCAATGCGTTTGTTGTGAACACGCTTGCAGCGCTGCCACCATCAAGTTCGTTGAGACTTCCACCACCACCACCTGTGCCAATCTCCACCATGGAGCCGGCAGCGTTCTTGATGTACAGCTTGCCGGCGCTCTTGTCCCAGGCCGGTTCGGCCACATCGAAGTCACCTGCCGCTGGGGTGGTGGTGCCTTGGCGAATCAGGATTTTGGCTAGACGCGGCACTAGAAATCACCCCCGTCGATTGTTGAGCTGGGGCTCAGGTAATCGGTGCCGGCCACCGCTGCGGTGAACGCGCTGGTGCCGTTGCCCTTGACCAGCCCGGTCAACGTGGTCGCGCCAGTGCCGCCGTAGGCCACCGCGACCGTGGTGCCCTGCCAAGTGCCAGTGCCGATGGTGCCAACGCTGGTCAGGCTGCTGCTGGTAACGCCCGAGCCCAGGGCGCTGCCGCTGAGCACCTGCGTGCCGTTGACATAGAACGCCTTCCCGCTGGCCAGGTTGACGTGTTCAGAGCTGGTCCAAGCATCGGTGGCATCCACCCAAAGCCAGGTCTTATCGGTGGCCCCTTTGAGCACCAGGCCGCCGCCATCGGCGGTGGAGTCATCCGGGCTGGCCACGCTGCCCAGCTCAAACGTCTTGTCGTCCACCGACACCGTGGTGGAGTTGATCGTTGTGGTGGTGCCGTTGACGGTGAGGTTTCCGCTGACCGTCAGGTTCCCGCCGACCGTGCCGCCCGCCAGGGCCAGATACACACTGCTCAGATCCGGCAGGTCATTGGCCACCAAACTGCGAAAGCTCGGCGCGGCTGCAGAGCCACTGGCTGGGCCCGCAAACACCAGATTCGCGTTGCGGGTGGTGGCGCTGGAGATGAACGCCCCAGGGCCGCCAATCGGCAGCGCGCTGGTGGCTGTCCCGCCCGCGCCACCAGTGCCCAGGCCGTAATACAGAACCTGGCTGTCTTCGTTAAATGCCAGCTCGGCATTGGCCAAGCTGCTGGGGGCGCCGCTGCCGCTGCCTATGGCGCGGCGTTTGATTCGAATCGTGTTAGCCACAGACGCTTACAGGCTGTGTCCCAAAGTTGCCCTCACCAATGGCCGCCATCGGTGATGGTGAGCGTGGTGTGCTGGTTCACCTTCCAGCGGCTGGTGGCCGCATCCCACACCAGCAGCGCCTTATCCACCAGCCCGGTGCTGTTCACATCGTCCAGGTCGCTCAGGCCCAGCGACACATGGCCCACCTGCCCGTTGACGCTTTGCACCTGCAGGCTGGGCGGGATTTGAAACGCTGGTGATCCGCCCTCACGCTGCAGCGGAATGCGCAGCTCGCTCTGGCGCTTGGGGCCAATGTCTTCGGTGACGGCCAGGATGGTTGCCGTCGTGCCCGCAAATGCCGACTGCACCAGCGCCGTGGCGCCCTCTAAATCACCGCCGCCCCAGTCCAGCAGCACCACAATCCAGGTCTGGACAAAGGGGCTGTTCTTGTACTGCTGCCGCTGCTCCAGCTCCGGCACGCTGTTGATCACCACCTCTAGGCCGCTGACCGTGGTGCCGGCCTGCAAGCCAGCGCCAGGGTCCCGCACCACCAGCGCCGGCGTGGTGCTGCCGTTGCCCAGGGTGTAGGTGCCGAGGTAGGAGGTGAGCGCCGAGGCCAGGGCGCCCCGCAGAGCCAGAATGTCCACGCCGAGGCCTTTTCGTTCAAGTTGCCCCTAGCAACCGCTGGCTGCTGGCCTCTTGGTTGAGCAGCAGCACACCGGCCTCAAAATGCACCGGCATGATCCGCTCGGGCAGCTTGATGCGGTAGCGCAGCAGCGGCCGGTCCAGGTCCTGCAGCTCGATCACCTCGCCGCCGCTGTGCCCCTTGGCGGCCAGAAAGCTGCGCAGGTGCTGCCCTTCCCACACAGGTGCCACCAGCACCACCGAGCGATCGTCGCTTGCTAGCGCCCGCACCTCGGGCATGCCCGCGCTGCCCTTGGCCTGCTTCACCACCTCGCGCCAGATCGCCACCAGCAGCGGCGGCAGCTTGCCCTCATGCCGTAAGGCCAGGCAAACGTGCGCCACCACAGCCGGCAGCGCGTCGCTGTCATTGACCTGCTCAGTTGCAGCAAAGAAGCACCAGTCGCGGTAGCTGGTGGCCTTGGCTTTTTTCTGATCGCGGTTGATGTTGAACAGCAGGCTGCTGATCTGGGCCCCTTGCAGTTCGTTCAGCTGCAGCTCAGCGCGTTGCAGCTCGTGCAACTGCCGGTAGGCCGACAGCACCACGGTGGCCTTTTCACGCCCGAAGCTGCGCCGATCGAACTGGCCGGGGAAGGCACGGCACAAGGTCCAAAACACCTCGCCCCAGTTCAGGCGGTTGGGTTGCCATCCACCGGCAGCGGCTTTTTTATCTCATCCTCTGATGGCGGTGCCGCGCTGTCAGGTTCGGCAGCGGTGCGCTCGGCTTCAAAGAAGGCAAACAGCGCTTCCATCAATGGCTGCGGCAGCTTGACTGTCTCGGCCATGGTCCACTCGGGCCGCTCCAGCCGGTGCTGAATCAAGGCCGTCACGCTGGCCAGCATGCGCCGGCGCCCGCGCTCCACCCAGCTCTTGGTCAGGGCTGCCACCTCCGGCAGATACTGCAGCCGAATTGCGTCCTGCTCTGCGCCCATCTCTTTGCCCAAGGCAGCGGCTTCCACCAGGGCAAAGGCTTCGGAGACGCTGATCTGCTGCTCTGCGCTGATGCGCTGCGCCAGCTTGGCCGCCAGCACCACCGACGATTCCTCTTCATCGGTGAGATCACTGACGGTGATCACCTCGCCCACCTGCAGCGAACCCAGCACCGGCAGTTCAAGGACGCCGGTGGCTTTGGTGCCGATCCGTTGCCGCTTGACCTTCTGCGGGGCTACGACAAAGGGCAGATCCAGCGTGCTCATGAGCCCAGCCCGAAGCTGATCTTGTCGAGGGCGCTCATGCCCTGCAAGCTGCCGGCAATGGGGTTGCCGCTGCCGCGCATGCCACCGCCGTGGCCATTGCTGGTAGGGGCAAAGAAATGGCCGTAGACCGGGTGGGCTTTGAGCTGCTCCAGGTAGGCCACCGGGGCCATGGGGTCGCCGTTGTCGCTGAGCATGGCGTCGCCGTTGGCATTGGTGACCACCACCTCGCCAGTGTCGGTGACCTTGAAGCGGCTACCGACCGCGCCCATTAGCGCATCGAAATAGGTGGTGCCATCGTCGGCGCCACCACTGCGGCCACCGGCCACTTGAAAAGCATTGGCCAGGGCTTGGCGGCGATACAGCTCCGACTTTTCGGCCAGCGCTTCGGCCAGCTTCTGGTCTTTGACCTTGACCTGGGCGATGGCTTCGGCCTTGGCAGCCTCGGCGGCTTCTTTGATGCGCTGATCCATCTCAGCCCTGAGGCGTTCTTCACGCTCTTGGGCTTCTTTGATGTTGCGCAGCTGATCGGGGTCAAGGCCTTGCAGCTGTTGCTCAATGGCCTGCAGGCGCCGCTCTGCGGCCTTGCGTGCTTCGCGCTCCTTGGCCAGGGCCTCTAGGCCCGGCTGATTCAAGGGCTCAATTGAGGCTTCATTAGCGCTAGCCGTTGGTTCGGGCGCTTGCGGTTCGGCGTCAAACTCAGCCATAAAAACAGACAACTGCAGATCAGGTTAGCTGCAATCAAGAATTGATCAAATAATGGTATTTCAAATAACGCAAATCGCTGCCCGCGAGCGAGGGGCGCGTTGGCGCCTCTCTGAAATAGATCGAATTGCTGGTTGGATAACCGGTCATCGTGCCGCCCGGCAGTGATGTCGCAGGCTCGGCCGTAGGGTCCTGAGCCATGGGCTCCTGGTCCTCACCTAGACCATCAAGGATGAGCAGCTCTTCGCGAGGTACCAATGCGTCAGGGCTGTACTCCCCATAGCTTTCCTGGACCCGCTCGCCCAGTAGCGCATAGCCATCGCAGGTAAACCACGGATCGCTAAGGTCGCTCCACTCGTAATAGCCGCTCCAGTAGCTGAAGAGGCGTTGCCGCTCGGTTGAATCAAACCCGCGCAGGCCTCCAAGGCGAATGTTAATTGCTGTTGCGAAGGCGGTCCGGGAGAAATCAATTGGGTACGGCATCTGAGCCAGCACTCCTTCGCCTGTGCTTGTGACGCTGGTGTCAAAATCAAGACTCCCAACCTGGCTCAATCCGAAGTTGTAAATTGCACTCATTGGCATGCCTGTGCTTGGAATAAAGCTCCAAGCTGCTTCGCCACAATTTTTGAATGGATGGCCTATCGGCATGGTGGCCGCAACACTTTCTTTAAATCCATAAAATGAACCATTATGTCTCCAGCGATAAAATCCTTGTCCTGCCCATCCATAAACTGTCAATTGGTTTTCATACAAGAGGGTCGTGGCGTGACCGATCTCGCCAGTGCCAAGATTGACTGCGACCGTGATCATGTCGCAACGTAAAGACGAGTGAACGTTCCCCTGCGCCTGCGTTCCCGGCGTTTGACTGCCGATAATGCTTGTCAATGTGTAGTTGACTGCTGCGCTCCCAATGACTTTTGAGACACGCGTAAAACAACAATACAGTATGCCGTCGAGCAGCTGATCATAAATTAAGTTGATCCTGTTGTCGCGGATTGGAATCCAGCTGGTGTTGTCAATTGTGATCTGCGAGTAAATGTCTAGAAGTGTCTCGCTGATGCTCGTAGTGATGCCAGGGTCGGCCATTGATGCCAATGGCAAGGGGCTTAATTCCCATGGCGTGAACTCAGCCACCTTGCCCTGTGATCCCGTAAACACCTCAAAAGAAGCAGAGGGCAAAGTGTTAGTCGCGCCTAGGGAGGTCCCGACTGATCCCACCAGATACACCGGATCTAGTCGAGCCCTCCTGCGCCGTGCCCCGTAGCGGTACCGCTCCCTAGGCCTGACCACGGCTCACCTTGACTTCGAGGTTGCGCTGTTGCTGCCGCAGATTCAGCGCAATCCGGTTCGCTTCCACCACCTCCTGCAACCGCTGCCGCAATGCTGCGGTGCGGTTGCTGCCGTTCACCTGGACCTGAACCTGGGCGTCAGCCATCAGTCGTTCACGGCCAGCTTGACGCTATAGCCAATGGTCTGGCCGTCGCTGATGGTCACCGCGCTGGTTTCGGTCAGGATGCCGTAAACGCTGCCGGCGCACTTGCGCACCCGCAAAGTGCCGCTGCCCGTGCTGGTGATGTTGACCTTGTTGCCACTGGCCACCGGTGTGGCAGTGTGCAGCGTGATGGTGGAGCTGGTCACGCTGTCGGCGTAATACAGGGTGCCGGCCGTTAGGCCGCCGGGCATCGTGCCGCCGCTGTCCACCGTGACGGTGACAGCATCGCCATCGCTGAGGCCATGGCTGGCCACGGTGATCACATCGGTGGCCGGGTCCACCGCGCTGCTGGCCGTCAAGGCTGCCCCGGCTTGGCCATCGGTAGCGGCATCGAGCAACAGCACCACGTGGGTGTAAACCAAGCTGCCGCCACTGGCTGCAAACTGCACACTTACTGCCTGCTGCTCATAACGCCCAGCGCTGCTGCTGTAGCTGCCACCGGTCAGGGCGCTGGATTGAAACCGGGCGTAGCTGTTGGTGCCTTCGGCCAGTTCGTACTGCAGCCAGCTGGCAACCCCTGCATCGGTGGCCGGCGCGGTGGCGGCATTGACCAAAGCAGCGGTGAGCACTTTGCCGCTGTAGGCCTCGGACATTACCCGTGCCAGCTCAGCTTGGGTTAAGGCAGCAGTGACAGCCATCGGATCAACGCTCTGGCTTCAAGTTGCCCTAGAACCACTGGCTAGAAAGATCGAGCTTGTAGGTTTTGGTTTGATTGGCAGCCAGGGTGATCGCGGTCGGTTCGCGAATGACTGCCACAAAGGGATTCGCCTGAGCTGGCGGCGAGGTGCCCGCACTTTTTGAAGGAATCACCAACACCAAGAGATCGGTGTAGGTCACGCTGGTGGTGTAGTTGAGCGCAATGCTGAGCTGCGGCAGTACGGCCTTGCTTGTGTCTGTTGTGTCGTAAGTTGCTGTGCCGCCGGTGTAAAAAAGCGTATAGCTATTGCTCAAAATATAGGGATTCCACTGTGTCATCTCATCGGTGATGGCTGGCGCTGGATTGGCCCCGGTGGTGTTGGCCAAAAACACCGCAAAGGTCCCGCCTTGAAACAGCCACCACATTGCCCCCAGGGCAGCTTGGCGATGGCGGTAAATCGTGGCGGCCATGCGTCTTGCTGCTCTTAGCTGAGGTTGCCGCCTAAGCCCAGGCCCGCGCTGAACGTCTCCACCAGCAGCCGGCGCTCGGTGGTTTCAACCAAGCTGCGCACCTGCGGGCTGATCTCTTGCACCGCTTCCAGTTGCGTGCGCAATTGCAGCTCAGCGGCGCCCATGTTGCGGGTGATGCCCAATGGCACCAGCTTGGGCTCCAGCTCCAGCCGCACCTGCAAGGTGGTCTCACGAATCAGTTTGTAGGCCGTTGCCAATGACACCGGCGTCTGCTGCACAGGGAACACCTCGGCCCCGTTGATCGGCAAGCTGTTGATCAGCGTGGCGATCGCGCCGCTGTCAGCTTCATCCACCGGATCGTTGAGCACCGCGCTGTTGAGCGGCGGCTGGCTGCCGTTGTTGACCACCGCCGGCGGCACCGGCAGCGCCGTGGTGCCAGGGGCAACCGGGGTCCAGCGCGGCCCGTTAATGTCCCCACCGGCCAGGCCCCAGTAGAGGGCATCAGTCGAGACAATGCAGCTGTTGGCATCAAAGGCCCAGCTGGTGCCATTGCTGCGGTAGGTGGCCGTCAGGCCGTTATTGCTCAGGTGAAATGCCGCCAGCGGCGGGGTGGGCAGCTGGCCCAGGGCAGTGGTGACCTGCAGCCCAAGGCGGTGGCCCAGCAGCAGCAGGTTCTGCTCTTCGGCATAGCGGGCAGCAGCTGTTTCGGCATTGCCCTTGCTGATGCTGCCGTCATCGTTGACCACATCGTCTGGCAGGAACGGCACACCAAAGCTGTTGGCCTTGTTGGAGCGCTGGGCATTGTTGTTGCCCACCTGGATGCGGCTACCGCCCTGAATGACCACATCGGAGGCCTGCACCGGGGCCAGATAGTCGGGCACGGGCTTGGGGTCGTTGTCGTCAAACTCATCACGGGTGGTGATCAGATGGTCTTCAAGGACAAGGGTGAAAAACTGCTGCAGCAGCAGGTTGTAGTTGAAGCTCGCGTCTTGCTTGATTTTTGTCGCTGCTGCGGCCAAGGCCTGCTGGCCCATTTGCGTCAGCCCATAGGCCACAAAGACCCGCTTAAATTCTTTGACCGCCGTGCCGCTGTAGGCGTAGTCGATCTGGGTTAGCTCTTTGAGCCCTTTGCCGCTGGGGATGCCTCCGAGTTTGGAGTAATCCGGCACGCCAATCCGGCCCAGCGCTTCTTCAAAGGACATTTGTTCGCGGCTCTCCTCTCGCGTCTTGCGGTAGGTGGGCAGCTTGGGCAGCAGCGTGATCCGCATGGTGTCGCCACCACTGGGGTTGCTATACAGCGGGCCGCTTTCCAGGCTTTGAATGGCAGAGTCAATCTCCTGGTCAATCTGCTGCTGCTCTTCATCGCTGAGCGGTGGCGGTGGAATTTCTTGAAACTCGTAAATTTCAGTTTTGCCGCAGGTGATTCTGACGTTGGCCAGTTGCATGGCCGTTTGCCGCAAGGCTTCTGCTGCGCCATCTTGACCGGCCAGGTCTTTCTTTTTGGCCGCGTTGATGTAGTCCTGGACAATTTGGCTGTTGATCTTGACCAGCTGCTCTGTCTTGTCGGTGCGTCGCTCGATGACGCGGTTGTCTGGTTCAGCAGTTAGCTCAGCCGTGGCAACGGTTTCGGTGACGGCAAAGGTATCACTGGTTTGGTCGTAGTAAGAGACCTTGATGGTGGTCGTGGTTGACAAGCTGGAGGCATCCCAGCTGGCACCAAACTGGCCATAGGTGCCGTTCTCCACCATGAACCCATCGGTGTAAACCGTGTTCAGCGGCTTGCCTTTATCGCCTTCGATCTGCTGCGCCTCGCCACTGCCCACCGGCGCTTCGGTGAAGTCCAGGCCGCCAGCGTTGGGGTTGAGGTCCAGCACCTTGCCAAAGGTCACCACCGGCCCGCCCAGGCTCAGCTCCCCGTAGCTCTGCACCTGCAGCACGTTGTCGGCGTCCAGGTAGCCGTAGCGCCCGACGCTGGCCAGGATGTCGCTGATCGTCTCGATGTAATCCGGGCTTTCCAGTGCCGGGATCTGCTTCGGCAAAGACCAGCTGCCCAGATTGCCCAGGGTGATGCCGCACCGAGTGGCCAGCAGCACCAATGCCTCACGCAGGTCTAGCGCTGAGGCCAGCTTGGGCAGTCGGCCATTGAGCGCATCCACCAGGGCGCTATTGACCGTGCCGCCGCCTTTGCCCTTCTGAAACGCCAGCTCATTGGCAATCTGCAGCTCGGTCTGATTGCTGAGCGGGTTGGCAAACGCCTGGGTCACCTTGAACAGGCCACGCGGGAAGCGGGCCACACGATCACCATCGGGGGTGACGTAGGCCAGCTTCACTTCGGTGCCATGGGCCGGGGTGATCAGCCCAGCAATCACCAGTTCGCCAGTGGTGTAGATCAACCCCTGGCCTTGGATGTGATCATCGCGGATCGAGCCGGAGATCACCGGGCCTAGGTTGCAGAGGATCTGGGCGCGAAGGTCGAGCACCATCAGACCTGCTCCACGCTGATGCTGACGGTCCAGATCGTGGTCTTGAGGCCGCTGACGATGCGCGTTTCAGCGTTGGCCGTGGGAGCGCTGATCGGCCACCAGTCGCCCGTTGCGGGGGTGCTCTGCACAGTGGTGGCCACCCAGTTCCGCAAGGTGGTGAAGGCGGCCTCGTTCGCCACGGTGCCGCTGATGGTGCGCACGCGGGAGCTGCGCAGCGGCCCTTGGATGTAGGGGAACCCCCCAGCGGTGCGCTCCAAGGTCGGCAAATCGTCGAGCGTTTCCATGGGCTCGGTCAGGGTGATCACCACCCCGCCGAGGGTGACGGTGCCCAGGTCTGGCGCCAGCCCCAGATCAGCAGCAGCGCTTTTCTCCAGCGCCTTTTTCGCTGCCGTGAGCGCTTGGTTGGCATCGACCAAAGTGGCCGACACCTGCACGAAGGCGCCGAGCTGCTCAAAACTGGGGGCCTCGGTGAACCAGCAGGCCACACCGCTGGCGCTCAAGCCATTGGCACTGGCCGACAGGGAGACGGTGCTGCCGACGCTGTTGGTGGCGATGCTGTCGCCATCGCCTTGGCGGGCGGCCCACCAGTTGTCAAAGATGCTCTTGAACTGCCCCAGCTGGGTGGCATCCAGCAGGCCGCTGACGGTCCAGTTGCGGGCCACCAGGCCCAGCCGCACGTCGTCGGCCTCATAGCCAAACGGTTGGGCGGTGAGGTTTTTGATCTGGAGGCCGTTGATGGTGACGCTCATGTCAACGCGAGGTCCCGTTCACCACTGCCCGACCTGAGTTGCCGTTGCCGGTGCCTGAATTGTTGACGGTGACGTTGACCACTGGCGGCTTGCTGGTGTTGGTGACGATCTGGGAGAGGAAGGTGTTCATCTGGGAGAACTGCTGACTGCCGTCGATCACGGTGTTCACCTGGGCCTGAAAGGCGGTGGAGAGGTCGCCCCGCGCTTGGGCAGCGCCATTGAGTTGGTCCTTGAAGTTCTGGGCGGACACGGCAGCCGCGCTGGCATAGCCAGCTTGTTGGCGCAGCTGTTCGTTGACATCGGCCTGCAGCTGAGCCTGCTGTTCTGTGCTGCCGTACTGGGCTTGGCCGTTGAGGGCAATCAGCCGCTCTTGGGCAAGGCGCTCACGGGCAGCGGCCTGCTGCTCTTCAAGCAAGCTGCTGCGCAACCCACCCAGGCGCTGCTCTTCGCTGTTGGTCTGGCGGATCAGGTCCAGGTTCTGCTGGGCCAGTTGCACCTGCCGCTGGCTTTCCGGTGTGCCCTTGTCAGCGTTAGCGGCCTGGGCCTGCAGCAGGGCAATCTGGGCTTCAATGTCAGCCCGTTTGCCAGCAGCAGCTGCCTTTTGCTGTTCAAACGCCAAGCTGGCCTGCTGGGCCTGCTGTTCGGTGACCAGGGCGCGGGCCTTGAGGTCAAACTCGGCCACGGTTTGGTTGAACTTGGCCTGGCCGTACTGCAGCTCCAGCTGGCGACGCTGGGCGTCGTTGGTGGCGAGAGACTGGGCCTGCTGCAGCTCCTGATCCAGCAGGCTCTTGATGGTGTTGGAGCGATCAACGGCGGCCTGGCTGCGGGCGGCATTGATCTGGCCCACGAGCTGGGTTTCCTGGGCATAGAGGCCTAAGCGGGCCTCTTGCGTCTGAAGACCTTGTTTGTCAATGCCCAGGCTGGTGAGCTGTTCATTGCGCAGCCTTGCCTGAGCCTGCTTTTGCTGCATTTGGCCTTGCAGCGCAGCGCTATTGGCCGCCAGCAGTTCGCCGGTGCCGTCCTTGTATTTCTTGCGGAACTCATCGGCCAGGCCAGGCAGCCGCGCTAGCACCCGCTCAAAATCTTTCGGCGCCGCAAAGGCGATGTTGTTGATGCCTTCGAGCTTCACCGCATCGGTGAACAGGGCCCGCGCTTGCTTGCCGGTGAGCTTGTATTGATCCTGCAGCTGCCGCAGCGCCACCACCGCTTGGGTCCCCTGCTCTGGAATGATTCCCAGGGCATTGCCCAGCAGGCCGCCGCCCAGGCCAAGCTTGTTGGCTTCAAAAACGATGCCAACGCCTTTGAGCACATTGGTCAGCGTTTGGATTTGCTCAATGATGGTGGGCAGCAGGCTTTCACCAAACGCAATCTGCAGCTCTTCCCAAGCGTTGCCGAGCTTGGCAAACTGCTGCGCGCTGGTCTCCACGCCACCAGCACCAGCGGTCAGCTGGTTAAGGCCATTGGCCAGTGCCGGGAAAAATTGCTGAGCGGTCAGCTGCCCCGATTCGACCAACTTGTTCAGTTGTTGCTGGGTGATGCCCAAGCCCTTGGCAGCGGCCGCAAACGCAATCGGCAGCCGCTCACCCAACTGCCCCCGCAGTTCTTCCATCTGCACGGTGCCTTTGGACGCCACCTGCTGAATGGCCAGCAGGCTGCCGCTGACTGCATCGCTGCTCAGGCCCAGGGCCTGACCGGCCTTGGCCACCGCTTGGAACACTGCCCGCTGTTGCTGTAGCGGGATGCCTGCGGCGGTGGATGCGGCCGTAAAGCTGCCGAAGTCGTTGGCCAGTTGCTTGTAGGAGAGGCCCAGCTGATCGGCCAGCCCTTTGGTGAACTGCAGCGCCCCAGCGGCGCCTTGAGGGCCCAGGGTGTTCTGCAGCTTGCGGGTGATCGACTCAAACTCCACCGCTGCCTGCACGGCATCCTTAATGCCCACGGCCACACCGGCAAAGCTCAGGCCGATGCCTGCTGCGCCGGCCAGGTTGCCCAGGCCACCAGCGATGGACGGGCCCAGGCGATTGCTGCCACCTGCCTCAGCTTTTTGACGCTCCTGCGTCGCCTTGCGGATCTCAGCGGCCAGCTCTTTGTATTTCTTTGATCCAATGTCAACTAGCCGGATTTCTTCTTTCAGGCTGGTGATGCGCGTGTCCAGCGCCACCAGGCTGCCCTTGCTGGCTTTGGTCCCCAGCGCATCCTCAATGGCCGAGCCTGCGCGGGTGGCCAGGTTGCGCACCTGTTCAATGCCGGCCCGAAACGCGGTCGTGTCCAGCAGGACATCAAACGTTGCCCGCCCCAGCGATTCCGCCACGCGCCCTTAACCCTGTGCCGTGAAGTTGCCCCTCAGCGCAGCAGCTTTTGCAGCGTTGTTAGCGGCGGCAGCTTGGCTAGCGCTGGGCTGATCCAATCCCGTGCCGGCATCTGCCGTCCTGTGCTGGTCCGGTACCCCTTGAGGATGTACAGGGAATACTCCACGTTCCAGCTGAACCGGTAGGCAAACCGCCCGGTCTGGCTGCGCTGAATGCTCTGGCGGAACGCACCGCTGTCGATGATGTCGCGGGGGCTGCCAACGCTCTCGCGGCCTTTGCCCTTGCGGTTGTAGCTGCCCCGTGTCGTCGTGTATTGCGTCGGCCAGGTGAACTGCTTGGCAGTGATCTCTTTGGTGAACTGAGCCTCTAGGCGCTGCACGTAGCGCTCAAAGGCTCGCTCTAGGCGATCTTCGATCAGGGTGCCGTCGATCTCAATGCGCACGGCTCACTCCTGCCGCACCGCATCCAGCACGACCACATGGCCCAGGGCCGTCTCCAGGATGCTGCCGATGCCGCCACGGCCATAGGCGCTGCGTGCCGCCATTAGCGTCACGTTGTAGGTGCTGCCGCTGTCAATCTCCAGCGTGCCGGTCATCCCCTCCAGCACCGCGTCATCAAGGGTCTGGGGGTCGGTGACGTAGCCCTCAAAGCGTGAGGTGCGCACGTCCACGCCTGCAAAGTTCTGGCCGATCGTGGCGCCGATCTCTTTGACGAACACGCGATAGCTGTCGGCCGTGGTGTTGGCCAGGACGTTGCCGGTGTCGGGGTCGGTGGTGGTGCCAGCGGCAGGGAGCTGAAAGGTCAGCTCCCCATTGCTGTAGGCGTCCAGAGCGCTGGCCATCTGCTGCCTCAGGGGCTAGGGGCGGTGGCCTTGGTCAGGGTATAAGCGCCGTAGCCCTGCAGGGTGAACGAACAAGTCGCAATCCCACCAGCTTCAATCGACTCAGAAAAGTCGGTGATGATGCCGATGCCTGCGTGCTTTTCCACCGTGGCCACCGAGGCGCCGGGGTCGGGCGATTCGCGGTACCACTTGACGTATTGCCCAGTTGGGGCGGCCAGAGCAGCGTCTTTCAGAAACTTGTAGCCAGCGTCCACGGTGTCCAGGTTCATGGACATCGGGATGCTGTAGCTCTGACTGGTGGCCACAGCTTTTTGGAAACCACCGGTGGTGCCGTAATCGGTCACCGTCTGGGTTTCGGTGGTGCCCTCAATGCCTGCGTTGGTCAGGTTGAGGATTTCAGTCAGGCTAGTGCTGCTGCTGGGGTGGGTATCGCTGGCAGAGGTGGCATTGGCCATCCACAAGCGGTAGCCGATCGCGGACATAAATGCCATGGGGCAGGTCCTGTGAGGTCTGGCTCAAGTTGCCGCTAGCTCAGGAACGCAATAGCTCCGCTTGGCCCCCTTGGCGGGCGTAGAGGTTGGAATAGCGGCCGTCGTAGCCGATCGCCAGCGATAGTTGCTCACGCCAATAGGCCTGCTGGGCGCGGATGCCGCTGAGCTTGGCCTCAGGGCTGCCGGGCTGCCACTCCAGCACGTCGGCACGGATCAGGCCCAGGTCTTCTGATGCCTTGCTCTGGAAGGTGGTTTCAAGGGTGTTGAGCTTGCCGATCGCGGTCTGGCTGGTGGTGATCGACGCAGCCGAGGCTTCGCCCATGAGCACGTCGAGGTGGTCCAGGGGGATGGTGGACGCGGGGATGGCGAGGTGACGGCGGATCGCTTCGCGGTCGGTGGCAAGCCAGGGCATGGCAGGTCCTTTTGCTTAGGTTGCCCCTGGCTTAAACCCAGATTTGGTCAACAGCTTCCCTGTCCTGCTCTGTCTGCGCCAAGACCAAAAAAACCTCTGACAGCTCCCCGATTTTTTCCTTGTCACTGCCTTGAGCCTTGTCATAGAGAGCTTTTAGCTGTCGCAAGCGGTCAGCCGAAAACTCGTCGGTGGTCGCCACCCGCAATGCTTCCTCTAGGAGTGAGCTGAGCATCATTAGGCCATGTACTCATTCAGACTACGCCTGATTCGGTCATAGAGCTTGGGTCGCATCTGCTTGAGCCTTTCAGGCTGTGTCACAAAGGCAACAAAGCCCTCGGCAAAAGCCTCCATGTCATTGGTGCCGCTGTAGCGCGTCAGTTTTTTGTCAGCCCATAAGCGAATTCCAAGTTTGTCGTCTTTGGTTTCATCCATGAATTGAACGACATGGCCAATCTCGTGAATTGCCGTTGACATCACAGACCTTGCATCTTTTTCTGCGCCACCAGGCATGGCACTAAAAGACCAAACGTCTTCCTTGTTTTCAAGCTGATCCAAGACCGCTGATGTGTGTGCCGCCAAGTCCTCAACCTTGAACGCCTTATTTTTTAATAGCTCACCTTTTTTGACTGCAACAAAGTTGTAGTTTTTGTAGGCGTGGCCATTGGCATCGGCAGACGGCAGGATAAATCTTTTCAGGTACTGATCAATTCTGCTTTCATATAGCTCATCAATTGACTCGCCGGCCATTTTCTTCCTGATTCCGCGCCCAACAAGATCAAGGCCTTCACCAGTGCGCTGACGAAGCACTTCCTCTTGAAAAGTTTTGTTTTGCATAAATATATTCCAGCGCTCGGCTGGCGTGGTCTTGCCTGTAAAAACAAAAGTAGTTCCGCTTTTGTCTAAAAATTGAACCATGGCTTTTGCGTTTTCGCCCGCTTCTCCTGGCTGCCCCATAAGTTGTTGCAGCGCATCTGCAATGTCCGAACTTGTAAGCCCAGCTGATGCAGTTGATTGAGCAATGGAAAAATTGCTGGCAACAATCTTTTTAAGATTTTCGGCTGCCAATGCTTCAGGGTTTGCTGGCTCTCGGTTTTTTCTTTGTGTAGCTACTGATGATTTGGTTGCCACCCGTGGCGGGCTCCAGAGCGCTTCCGGCGCCCGCTCCATCCCCAGCGACTTCTCAAACGGGCTAGGTCCACTGATCGGCTCCTTGCCGGCGGCCTCTAAATCGGCCAGCACCGCCGCCCGGCCCTTGGCCTCCTCTTGCGGATCCACCAGGCCCAGCTCCTCCCATTCGGGGTCCCACGGCGTCACCGTGCAGCGGCAATTGGGGTGCGCTGGGCAGACCACCTCACCCAAGCGGTAGACCTTGCCGTGGCGTGGGGCGCAATAGCCGCAGGTGCGGCTGCTGCCTACCGCTTGCCACTGCACTTGCTGAATGCCCTCGGCTTCGTAGCGGAGCTTTGTGCCCTCCACCATCGCGGCAGCCATCTCGGTGCGGGCGACCATCTGCGCCCGGCTTTTGGTTAGCTCCAGGTTGTTCTGCAGGGTGCTGCGCAGCTGCCGCCAGCTGTCGCCGCTGGCCAGGTGAAACTCCACCGAGCCAATGATGCGCCCGCGCAGGTCCACCTCCACCAGCCGATTGAGCAGGGCAAAGGCCTGGGTGCCGCGACCACCGGCGGCGTAGTTGGCCAGGGCCGCTTCACGCTGCGCGGCTGCCACCAAGGCGCTGGGGTTCTGTTGCGCCATGCCGGGCGACAGGATTGCCTCGGCATTTCTGGCCGCTTGGCTCAGCTGCCCGAGCGCTTCCTCGGCATTGGCCGGGGCGTTCTGCGCCACCCGCCGCAGTTCAGCCAGGGCCCAGAAATCTCCTGCCTTCAGCCCAGCCCGTAGCGCTTGGTTCACCACCGGTTGCAAATCTGGCGGCAGCTTCAGGGCGCCCAACTCCTGGCCCAGCTGCTCGCGCAGGATCAGCAGTCGCTGCAGCGGCATCGCGCTGGCACCATCCGCCGCACGCTTGTAGGCCGTTTCAATCCGCCCCTCCAGCGCCCGGTAGGCGCCGGTCAGGCCGTCAAGGATGTCGCGTTCATAGGGGCCCAGCAGGGCATTGCCGAGCCGCTCCCAGCTGTCGGCCGGATCCATCAGCTACCCAAACCAGTGGGCGGCATCAGCAGGTTGCCCTCCAGCAGCTGCCGGTCGCGCTCCAGCTGTTGATCCAGTTCCTGCTGCTGGCGGCCGTCCATTTCGGCCACTTCGGCAATGACATCAAAATCAGCCGGCAGGATGCCGCCGCGCTGCAGCAGCTCCAGGGTGGTTTCCTTGCTGAGGTAGCCGCCATCGGCCAGGGCCTGCAGCTGGGCCACCTGCTGCGGTTCGAGCTTGGCTTCCAGCGCCTGGGCGTTGATGCTCAAGCTGCCGGTGGGATCCTCTTCGGTGTAGGCGCACCAAAGGAACTGGATCTGCTCAAACAGGTTCGCCTTTTGCAGCCCCGCAAGCATCAGCCCGCTCTGCACTTGCCCTGCCTGCAGCCTGGCCTGGGTCGCGGTAACGGCCTCTTTGCCGCTCATGAATGCCAACGTCTCAGCGTTGATCAGCTCTTCGATGTGCCGCAGGTGCTCCTGCTGCTGGGCGAGGCTGCTGCCGGAGGGCTCGGCAAACCGAAAGTCACCATCAACGGGCACATCGACAACGCTGTTGGGGCCGATCACCAGCGGTGGCGGCGTCTGGCCGTCCAGCAGCAGGGCGCCACGGCGCACGGGCACCGGCAACGCGCAGCGGTGCAGCAGTTCGTTGAGGTCCGAGCGGCTGCGGTAGTGCTGCAGGGTGAGCAGGGCCAGCTCGCGGAACGGCGGCAGCCCGTGGCCCCAACGCTGCGGCTGCGGTGAGTACCAAATCAGCGGCACCTCCTGCAGGCTGGTAAATCCTTCTTCCACCAGTTGCAGCTTGGTGGTGGCGCCTAGCTGTTTGTTGAGCTTGTAGACCTGAAACGCGCTGGGCGTCAGCACCCGAAAAAACGGCTCCAAGGTGAACCCGAAATCACCGGATTCCACCTCGCGCCATTCCATCACGGTGGCCTGGGTGAGCACCTCTTGGCCGGCGATGTATTCGCTCTTCCAGTTGAGGATGTGGCGCCGCTCCAGGAGCACCAGATAGGGCTGACGGCCGAGGGCCAAGCGATCGGCCTCCGATGACACCGCTGCCTGCTGCGGCATCTCCACCATCACGGCGCAGCCGCCATCGCGCATGGCCAGCGCATCGGCCATGGCCATGAAGGCC